CATATATTTTTAATTTATTTTATTAGCTAATAGTTATCTCCCAATCTATAGTGAGAGTGGTTATATTTGTTTTTATTACTCCAGATGGTGCATCAATTAAAACATGACTTAATAATATTCCATCATCAATAATATCTTCAGCATCACAAAATATTCCTGCTTCATAATAAGTATCATCACATTCAGTAGCGTTAAAAAATCCACTTACATAAGCTGTATTTGTAGAATTGGTTTTACTAGCAACTGAATTTCTATAATCTTCAGCTCCCAATGTAGTATCTCCATTTGCTACGGCTGTATTATCTGTTCCTAATGCAATATATTCTACAATCATATCATTAGTTGGTGTTGGGTTTGTTAAATTATTTGCAATCATTGTTCTAGCACAATCAGGTATTATATTTTCACAGACCATTTTATCAACTTTACAAATAGAATTTAATTTTCTTACTAATGGCATAAAATCTTTTCCTTCAGCTCTTAATTTATCAATTTGCTCGGTTAAATTCCATTGTTCTTTTGTTTTTATATATGCTTTTGTAAAATGATAAATACCTTTCATCATTAAACCCTCTGTTTTTTTAATTTTATTCATATTATTTAAATTTATACTAAACGATTATATTATCATGAAAGCCTACTACCAGATATCACGAATACTCTCTTATATCCAGTTGGTACTTGTGGACCTAATACAAATTCTACTGGATAATCTAAACTTTGAGCTGTAAATGTTTCTCCTAAAGTTGTTGTTTCATATTGTGGATGATTAAATGCTACTGTCATTGTATCAGCCATTGACATTGTTTCATAACTGGTATCTGCTATTAAATCTATAACCTCTACATTTTCACCAATGTCTAAAATTTTATTGTTATCTTTTAATAATAAAGTTTGTAAAAATTCAATTAATCCATAAGTTTTAGTTGAGACAATTTTTACATTATATACTAATGTAGTTGGGGTTCTCATTTTCATAGTAACTTGATTAATTAAATATTCTTCATTCATATCATATAATGATGAATTTATTCTTATTTTTTGTCCTGATTTTAATCCATTATTATAAGTTTGAAATTGTCCTTCTATTAATGTATTTTTATAATTATCTAATTCTGAATTTGCTCTTTCTAATGCACCTTGTTTACTTTTTATACTGTCATCTATTATTATAAATTCATATTCTCCATCTCCCCCCTCTAAATCTTTCATATCTGCTATACTAACTAAGTTTTTTGTTTTTAATCTAACTGGTAAATATGGTCTACCCCCAACTCTTATTGTTGCACTTACACTTGGTATATTTGTAACACCATCTTTCCATTTAAGTACTTTTTCTTGATAATTCCATAACACATCATAATCATCTTCATTATCAATATAATCTAATCCTACTGAAAGTGATTGTCCAGATAATGTACATGATAAATCTTGATATTTATATGGAATATCATATATATTTCTAACACCATCCGCTTCTAATTCAGTTGTAAAAGTATCGGCTAAATATTCTCCCCCTCTTACATAAATTGAATTTCTAACTTGTGAATTATCTTGTTTAATTTTTAAAGTATTTATATTATAACTACCATCTGTATCTAATAAATCAAATGGTGCAGATTTATCTGTTTTTGAAAAGAAATGAATATCTTTATTATAATCTACATACCAATCAAAATGAACTAAGTCTGCTAATTTAGCTAATGCTTTTGAAACTGTAATATAATTAAATGCAACATAATCTAATACCGTTGTGCAACTAACATTATTTATTGTAAAATCAGTTAAATAAGTATCATTAATATTTGAAATAATATCATTAACTGATTGATTTTCATAAGTTCCTGCTACTAATTTTCTATCTAAAAATTTGGTATAATCTTCACATTCACAATCATAAACCAATATTCCAGCAGTATCTAAATATTTGTTTATTCTTGTAATTACTCCTCCAAAAATTTTTTCATATTGAAATGTAATTTGTATATCTTGTCCAATTGTAGGTGCATAATCTAAAATATTACTACCAATTACTTTTCTTATTTGAAATTTACATTTATCAACTTGAGATGTTAATATATTATCTATTTGAAATCCTGTTTGTGAAACATATCTTGTTTTATCTACATCATTAATATATATTTTTAATTCTTTTGGAAAAATTTTAGTATTTTCTTCTATTGATATTGAATCATTTGTATTTATTAAAAGTGGTATATCACTATCAATATCTGATTCGGTAATTGATATAGAATCATTAACATTAATCAATGGATCTGTTGCACAATCTATATTTTCAGAAATAGAAACAGAATCATTAACATCTATATTTGTTACTTCAGAATAAACATAAAAAATTAAATCTACGCCGCTGTATTCCCAACTACCATCGTAAGTTGCTTCATTACCACCATGTGTAGCTGAGGTATTATCATTACCGATTCTTGTATGATTCGCTGGTGCACCAACATCAGCATAATATACAATAAAATATTTAGTATTTAAAGATAATGCATATTGCTCAGAATCAGAAAATGTAAATGTAATTAATGCATATGATGTTGTTAATGTTGAAACATCAAAAGCATCAGATGTTGCTAATAATGTATCAGGAACACTATCAGAACCGTACGAACCTGTAAGTGAATACAATTTAGCATACGCATTACCTGTTGGTGAACCATATTTTTCTAAATAAAATTTACATGATGATATTTTACCATTATTAGAAGCATTGAATGATTGACCACTAGCATAATTAACACCAGCATATATTGCGATATAATTAGATTGATTACTTTCACTATAACTGTCTACAAGAAGTATTGACATATTTACAAATTATTATTCAAGGATAAATCTCCCATTATACCATTTTTTACTTTATCTATTAAATCTTCTCCTGATACATCTCCATAGACATTAATAATTATTCCTCCTCCACCTATTCCCGAACCTAATTTACTTAAAGGAACTACTGCTTCTGGTCCAGATTCTCCAACCATTGCTAATGTTGGTTTAGTAACAATTCCACCTGTTGCAAGTCCCGTTATTCCAGCACCGATGTTTGATATCCCTCCAAAAAAATTAGATACTTTATTTTTAGCATTTTGATAACTGTTTAAAATACCATCAATTTTATCTTTTATCCATGTAGTAACTGATTTAATTGGTGCTTTTATTTTTTCAATAAAATCATTTGTTTTATTAACTACTGCGTTCCAAATAAATTCCCATGCACTAACAATTGTTTCTTTTGCAGGTTTTAATATATTGGATATTTTCTCTCCAATTAATTTTACAACTGCAACTATTTCATCCCATCTATTAATAAAGAAATCTTTTATTGCACCCCATATAAATTCCCATGTACTTTGTATAGCATCCAAAACCGTTCCAATTGTTTCTTTAAGAGCAGTTAAATATGTTGGAATATCTGTACCTAATACATTTAAAAATATTTGTATTATTCCAGTAATAAAATTTATTACAGATATAAATGTATTTTTAATATTTTCTAATTTTGTTGTAAAATAATTAGAAAGTATATTCCAAGTTGATTGTATTACAGCACTTATTATTCCCCATGTAGTAGTTAAAAAATTACTAATAAATCCCCAAACCGAAATAGTTATTGCTTTTATTTTATCCCAATTTTTATATATTATAAATGCCAATAATGCTATTCCTGCAATTACTAATACAATTGGATTTGCCGCTAATGCCAAAAATGCTTTACTTAATATTCCAACTGCACTAGAAACCATTCCAAAACCACTAATTATTTTTGGTAAAAATCCAATAATTAATAATAAAGGACCACCGATTAACGTAAGACCAAGGACCCATTTAAGAGTTGATGTATTAATATTTTCAAAAAAAGTTGTTAAACGCTCAACTAAGGGTAATAACATAGGCAATATCTGATTACCCAATTCTATCATAGCAACGTTTAAATTATTTTTTAGAATTTCATATTGAGCGCTAGCTGTTTTTGTTTGTTTTTTATATGCTTCATTTAAAGCATCTGAGCCATCTGCCATAGATGCCATAGAATTACTAAATGAATCTGATTGACTACCTAACAAAGATATTACAGATGTTAATGCTTCACCAGAACCCATGGCTTTTGCAAATTGTTCAGTGTTACCTTCTGTGGCATCTTGCATTGCCCCCCAAGCCGCTACTACACCCCCCGTTTTACTAACTAAGGATTTAAATGTATCTACCCCTAACTTTTTAAATAGTTCTGTAGCTTGAGCAGTTGGTTTACTCATAGCAACTAATCCAGCCTTTAAAGAATTTTGTGAAATGCTTGCAGACTTATTAACTTGTGTTAATGCGGCAGTCGCGGCAGACATTTCTTCTAATGTACCACCGACAGTTTCAAATAATGGAGCTAGTAAACCAAAACTCTGAGACATATCAGATACCGTAGTAATACCATTTCTTACAGTTTTAAATAATACATTTGCCTTTTCTTCGGCAGATAATGTGCTGTCTTTAAAATTATTTTGTGCAAGAACCATTAAAGTTGTTGCATCTTCTGTAGAACCTAATCCATCAACTGCTAATTTAGCTGATGCTTCTAATATTTTTAGTGCATCAGAAGTATTTGTTATACCCGCCGAAACAATAGCGTAAGCGGAAGCACCCAAATCATCTGCATTTTTTGGTGTTGTCTTTAATAAACTCTTTATCCCTTCAGCCATTTCATCAGCTGCTTCTCCATTATCATCAAATAATGTATTAACATCTGACATTGCTTTTTCAAAATTAACCGCAGATTTTATAGCCATTCCGCTCATTATTACTCCCACACCTGTTATTGCTGTTCCTGCAATTCTTGCACTATTAGATAATTGTTCTAATGATATTTTACTTTTCTTTAAAGAAGAATTCATCTTCCCCATCGTTTTTGATGCATTGTCCTTTGCTTCTATTAATATTTGTAATGTTTTTGATGTCATCTATTTAACTCTATTTTTTTTATTTTCTTGATTTTGATATTTAATATCAATATTAATTTTTTCAATTAATCCATCAATAAACCAATTTGGTTGACTCATATATGTAAAATAATCCCATTTCATTTCATGACATAATAATATCATTGATAATTTTTGAGAAATTCTTCCCTGTCCTCGTGAAACTAAAATACTATATTCATCTATTATTTTTTTTTTACTTCTTCATCATTAGTAACAAGATTAATCGCATCAACTATAAAATCAAAATCTTTTGATTTCATATTTAAAATATTTTTGACGATATCTTCAGTTTGTCCATTAATACTTACAATAACAGTTTGAAATGTAATATCTTGTGCATTATTTATTACTTCTGAATTTACTTTAAATTTTTGTGAATCACCAGTAATTTGTAAATCCTGATTATCCAAAAATGAGTTTGTTATTTCTCTTTTTTCTCCACCGGTTAACCATGATAAAAATACCACTTCATGTTTATCAACTGGTGTTATAATTGTTTTATTTTCTCTTTCCATATTTTTTTAACATTATTTTATAAAATAAATAAATTTAATACATCACAATTACTTTAATTAGTAACTTTCTGTTTCATTTATAACATAACAATCGTTTATAACATTTGCATTAGTCATATCATATAATGCTGTAAATGTAATTGTTTGTTTTACAATATCATCAAGAGAATAATCAACATCCCATGCGTCAAAATCAACTCTTGATAAATCTAATCTAAATGTTGGATTTGAATCTCCAATTGTTACCGCATCATTTACTAAATCAAATCTTAATGCTTTATAATCCCCATTCATCATATAATCTCTATATGTCATATCATCAAATGATATTTCTAATTCTCCACTTATTTCAATCATCTTATTATTTATATCCGATGGTTGAACTGTGCCAACAACATTATAAAGTTCTGTGTTTTTATTAATATTCAAAGAAGCTCTTGATAATGTTAATTTAGTTGCCGCATCTAAATTAGCTACTGCCGCACCTACTTTAACTGATAATTGTCTTCCAAGAAATTTATTATTCGCAACATAACTTGCTGTTGATGAACTTCCTACACTATTTTTTGATTTAAATCCCACAGTATATGTTACTAATTCTTCAGGACTAAATTCCATTGATAAACTATCCACCATTGACATTTCAAAAATATTATCACCAATCGGGTCTGTAGTATGAATAGATAAACTATCATGTTCAGAACTATTTTCTAATGTAAATGTATGTGTATATGCAGATGTTACACCAATAACTGCTGAACTTACAGTTCCTAATGTTGCTAACAAAATTAACCCAAATGATTTATCATCCATTTCTATTTCAATATCACCTTCTGCATATTTTCTTGCAACTAATGATTGGTCTCCACCCCATATACCACCAGTGCTAGCAGTACTTCTAGCTTTAATAGCTCTATCAAAAAAACTAAAGCTAGTTGCACCTAACCAAAATGCTGGAGCTACTCCGGTGCCTCTTACGGCTTCTTTTCCAATTCCAACAGCTAGGCGTCTTCCTATAAATTTACTCATATTTTTTTATTGTTTTTTATTTATTATTTATTTAACGACCTTTATTATATTAAACTTAATTGTATAGAAACTCTACATCTGAGATTTATTTCACATACTCTATATTGGTCCTCACCGCCAGAATATCCCCACGATGATGGACTTGCAAATACATTTATAAATGTATACCCTGTCGGTACTTCTAAACCAGTAAGCATATAATCCTTATCAAAATTATCAATTACACTACTTACTAAATCTCTCATTACTTCTTCGGCTGTATCTTCCGCTCTTGGTTGTGTTCTTTTTACAAATAACATTACTTTAAAAGCATATATTCTTTCATTATCATTATTCGTTTCATAATCACCTTCATTAGATGATGGAACAATGATTGCAGTTGGGTCTCCTTTAAATTGCCCAGCCTCATATGTATATACCTCTTCTATTTTATCATTATCAATTAATTTCTGTGATAAGAATTTGATTAAATTATTGAACATAAATTTCTACTTAGCTAATTTATTTACTATTCTAGTGAGTGTTTTATTAAATATCCTTTGAACTACTGGTGTCATTTTACTTGCTGTTCTTTCTACGAATGGATTTGGTCTTTGTCCTTTTACTGATTTAGCAAATACCATTTTACCACCAATTTTAAATGCCAATACTTTTGCTTTTCTTGGATGTATTCTTCCTCGTCCTGCATATATTCCAGTTCCCGAGTGAACCCATTTTGCGTACGGAGTAACCATTAAATCTGGTCCTACCCTTCCAGTTAATCCAACTTGTCTAGCATATATATTTTTTCTTAATTTTCCTTCACTATGGGGAGCTTCTTTTACCATCATTGGTCTTATAATATGTATAGAAGTTTTAATTGCTCCAATCAATTCTTTAGTTATCATCGCTGGTGCAGTAGAAAAATTCTTTCTTAATGAATCAAGACCTTTTATTTTTATTGAATAATCCATATGATTATTATGATTTGGTTGCTTCCATGACAACGATTTTATAATCAAAACTTCCAAAATTTCTTCTACTCACCCCCCCTGTAACCACGGTATATAAATTATTACTAACATCTCTTAATCTATCCCCTTCTTGTATATCTGTTTCACCATCTATATATAATCTAAATGTTTTACCAAAAATACCATCTGAAATTTGTCCTTTTTCTAAATCCATTGGTTGAATATGTCCCATATCAGCAGTAACAGTAGCATAAGCAATTCTATTGCCTGTTGTTGCAACCATTCTAGCTATTATTATTCTTTTGTCGAGCAAATGTGTAAGCTTAATTTGTTTATATTTAGTTTATTATATCTTATTTTTACCTATTGACTTTTTTTTAAATTTATATTATACTTTAAATATGATTTTATCTTTATTATACAGTTTAGGTTTTAGTGTAATACTAACTTCTAATGTTAGCGATTATTGTGGTTGTGCTATGCATGGTTGTTTTTTGCCTGAAACTAAACAAGTGGTAGTTGATGTTAATACTAAATATTTTAGAAAAACTTTTTATCACGAAGCTGGACATGCCCTAACTTATAATGATACTGAATTATATAAACTTGCTAATAAGAAAATATCTGATAATTATCGCAATGACCATTCAAATCCCGTTTATGAATTAATGGCTGATTGGTATATGTCATATAGACTCAATACTTCATCTATGAAAATATACAATCCCGAAATAATCAATTACTTTAATTATAAAAAATGGTATTAAAAATTTATAATTTAAAAATCTTATAATTATCTAAAATTTTATTTACTGATAATATATTAGGACTATCTTCCATCATTTCAAACGCGACTGAATAATCACCAAGTGATTCATTTTTTATTTTACCACCTTTTAATCCTGGCTCAATTGCACTTGATGCTAATATTGTTGCGGCTAATACAATATCTGCTGGTATAGATGATTTGTATCCCCATTTTGCTGTAATTTTTATTCTCTTTTTTCCATTATAAAATGCACCAACTTCTGCGGTATTAACTAATTTAATTCTATAAATTGGTGTATCATTATATGGATAAACAATATAATCATTTTCATGACCTTCAGTTAATGTCCATTCTACATCATCACTATTTGCTTCTAATATTTCTACAGCAGTAACCTCAGTGCAATCATCAATATCAATTTCTCTTAATCCATTTCCATCATAATATTTTGCACTTGCTACTTCCTCTTCAAATCCCTCAGTTTTACCAGTATAATTATCAATGTAAATTTGTGCCGCATTTATCCAAGCGGTAATTTGAGTATTAAAAGAATCACCAATATCTGTCATTAAATAATTTTCTAAATTCCCTTTGTTAGTGTACATTTGTTTATTTTATTAATCTATTTTATCAACAGTCAATGGACTGTATATACTACTTTTTTTATTATATACATTATCTTTATCTGTATATGGTTTTGCTTTTGCTTTATATATGAATTTTTGTGCCTTTTTTATTTCATTTGATTCCGTTATTGAAATATTATCACTTACTGATACTATATATGCATCCCGTCTTACTGTTATAACTTCTTCAATTGAAATATTATTTGAAACTGTTAAATTATATGTATCATAGAAAAACTCTAAATTTTCATCTATTAATATTTCATCATTAACTGATAAATTATTAATTAATTCTCTTTCTACAGAATCAACAATAGTTATATTTTCGGCTTTTATTATAAAAGATTCTGTTAATCTATTTATGTCTTCTGTTATTGATATTTGTTCATTTATTTCCGTATCTATTAATAAATTTGGTTCTATATTTTCATTAATTGAAATATAATCACTAACATTTATTACCCCATCACCAATTGTAATTGTTGGGTCATCGTTTATTGTTATATTATCATTAATACCAATATCTAAATCTGATACAATTTGTTCTGTATTTTCATCAATTGAAACCGAATCATCAATATTAATCTCTCTTGGTGTTGCTTCTTCAATATCTATATCTATATTTTCACCAATAGAAATTGAATCGTTTACTTCTATATCTGATAATGAATTTTCTATTTCTATATCTTCATTAATTGAAATTTCATCATTTACTGATAAACCATATTCGCCTAAAGTATTATTTACATCTTCCGTAATTGATATTGAATCATATATCTCAATATTTAAATCAGATATATTTATTGATATGTCTTCTAATATTGAAACCGAATCATAAATATTAATATAAGATATAGTAAATACATCAATAGAAATAAATTCTTCAAGTGATATAAAATCTTCATAATATATTAATTCATCTGTAATTGTTAAAGAATCATCTATATCTATTTCTAATACTTGTAATTCATCAATTATAATTGATACATCTTCTAATATTGAAATTGAATCATAAATATCTATTTCTAAATCTCCAAGTAAATCAACATCAATATCTTCACTAATATTTATTCCATCATTACTTGCAATATCTGTTTCAGAGGATGCTTCTTCTGTTCCATCTCCTTGATTATATAAACCACTTATTTCAGTTTGTGTTAAAGAATGATTATATATTCTAACTTCATCTATTTTACCTAAAAAATTATTTGCCCAACCCTCATTACCAATTAATAAACTTGTATCTGGATAATTTGCAATTCCCGTTAATGGATTACTATCTTTTTCAATTGAATTAAGATAAAATTTAATATTTGTTCCATCATAATTTCCTATAACATGATACCATGTATCAGTTGTTAAATCTTGTTGTGCTGTTATCCATACTGTTCCCCCACCTTCTTGATTAAATTGAAATCCTAATTGATGAGTATCTGGTGCACCATATCTTAATTGCCAACTCCATTCTGTACTTGAATCTGGGTCATTGACTTTACTTGCTACTCCATGATTATATGTATGTGCATCTCCAGGTGCAATCTCTTGAACTTCTGATGGATTTATCCAACATTCAAAAGCAAAATCTGATGTTAGATTCATACTATCATCATTTCCACAATCTATATATTGATAACCAATGGTTGTTCCAGCCAATTCTCCACCTCTATTTAATTTACCATTCGCTGTTGTATCTGGATAAGTGCTTCCTCCTATTGTATATTTCCCAGTTCCGTGATTATTATAATTGGTTAAGTCAATTACTTCACTACTACTTCCATTCCACGAATCTTCATTCATTCTCCATCTACCGACTAATGCATCTACTACGCACCATCCTGGTTGACAAACACTACTTTCCGTAATTGATATTGAATCATCTATAGTTATTGTTAAATCTTTAGCAATTATTATATCTTCATCAGTGGATATTTCTTCATTTATATTTACGTAATAATCTGTAATAAATAAGGATATATCTTCTGTAATAGATATAGATTCACTAATATCTATTGTTGGGTCTGGAAATTTAGTATCGTCTTCTGTTATTAAAATTGAATCATTTACATTTATTTCTGGGTCTCTAGCAATTACAATGTCTTCTGATATTGAAATTTCATCATATATATTTACATAATAATCTGGAATTAATAATGAAATGTCTTCTGTAATTTCTATACTATTATAAACACTTATTTCTGGGTCTCTATTAATTGTGATGTCTTCAGTAATAGTAATATCATCATTAATATTAATATCATAAGTGCTTGGTGCTTCAACACTAATTGATACATCTTCTGTAATAGTAATATCATCATCAATACTAATATCTAAATTTGATATTTCTTGAGTTGTATCTTCAGTAATTGAAATACTGTCATTGATATCTACATCTGGGTCAATAGAACTTGGAGTATAAGTAACATAAACACTAAAATCAAATGAAGTTCCAGTAGTCATACTATAGGTATTCAAAGGTGTATACCAATCCAATCTATCAGTTCCTTCCATAGCTGATAAATTTATATAAAATCCAGTATCTGAACCAACATCTGTATCAGCATATAATGCTGGCCAAGAAAATGAATTTGAATCACTCCAAGTTGCAATATAATAACTTGTAGCAGTTAATGTAGGTGTACTACCAAATGACAAATCTAATGTTTGAGCAATATTATTTGCCGCCATTGTTATTTTACTAGATAAACCATTAGATAATTCACTATAATCAGAATTATATAACTTAACTTGAATATAAGAAGGGTCAAATATTGTACTTTGTATACAATACATTGTTGCTTTAGTTGCCGTTCCAGCACCTGCAGTTTCTATTTGACCACGAATATCATCTATTGCATAGGCGGTTCCCCCTTCTTCTAAATAGCCAAATGTTGCACCAGACGCATGTCTTATTGGATAAATTGCATTATCTAAAAAGTCTTGTGGAATTTCTACTGTCATTATATCATTTTCAATGTTCAATTTACCCCACGTCCATTTACCATCATTATCAAATATCTTTGGTTTAAAAATGTGACCAAATTTATTATACTTATAAAGTTTTCCACCAGTATAATTTCTTTTTTTATTTTTAATGTACACTGAATAAGAACCAGAAATATTTTCTGGACGCTGTGCTTTTATGTTACCATTTTTATCTAAAATTTGAGTATTTGTTGTAGTATAACCATCGGGCAAATCTGTTTCAATAAAAGGAATTTGATATGAAAATCTAAGTCCCTTTGATTGAATTGTAAAAGAAATTATATTTGTTTTAGGTTTTTCCTTTAATATAATTTCAAACTCATATCCATTATCAAGTTCATAAAAATTAATATCTTTCTTTGTATTTTCCCAAATAATTTTTTCCTTATCTGTAATTATACTTGGTACAGTTATTTCATCATCAATTAATCTAGCAGAAAAATTATATTCATTATCCCAACGTTTTATTTTAATTTGGGGTTTAAAATTAGATTGTTTAATATCACCAATTTCAGTTTCTATTCTATTATTATCAATACCATTATCAAGAATAAAAGTATTCTGATTAACTTCGTAGCTATCAGTAATATCTTTAGGTAATACTTCTGGAATATCAACTTTTTTAATCATATCATCCATATATTTAATTGTAATGAACAAAAGCAAATGAAAATTT